GACGAGAGCCGCCACGGAACTCCAGTCCTCCGGCGAGAGCTTCCAGCCTGCGGCGGCGGCAAGCGTAGCCAGCCCGGCCCAAGTGGATTTTTCGCGCAGTTTTCCGAGTGCCGTATTAAGCAAGTTCATGCCCTCGCCGGGGTGTCAAAGCCTGCCAATCACCACAAACTCAAGCCTCGCTCGGACACAAACTCATGAAGTCTCTGCCGCGCAGCGTCTAACGCGGCGTCCACATCTTCGGGCAAATCTTCGTGCTTTAGCCGCGAGCGAAGGTGCGCGTCCATGTCCTCCAGCACCATTCGCCACTCCGCGCCCTTGGCGGCGAGGTAAAATTCTTCCTGCTCCTCGGGCAGCGTGAAGGTTAGCGTGGCCGTCACGGCATCAAGTCAGCCACAGCCTCCGCACTCGCCTCTTCAAACGTAGCCGCAGGACTTCCAAAGCTGGCCGCTGGCGCGGGCGTTGAACTGGATTTAGTGTTCATCTTGATCACGGCACGGGCGAAAGCGCATCCGCCAACTGCTGCCCCGTCGAGTCCAGCGTGGCCGCATTTTTAAGCCGCGCCCCGATGCTGCCCGAAGTAGTCATCCCGCTGGTCAGCGCATCCCACACGGCGGCGGGCGTCAGGACGGCGGTGCCTGTGGTGTTATCCACCAACACGCCAAGCGCCACGCTGCCAGCAGCGGGAACACGCAGGGTTCCTGTGGTGCTGCCTTGGTTAAAAGTTGTCCCGAAGCGAACGTCGCCTGCGGCTGGCAGTGCGCCAGACACGGAAGCTGCGTCGATAAGCGTTTTCTTGGTGCTGCTCAAACGATGCACCAAGCACACGTTGGTCGTTTGGTCGGGGCAGCTTACGGCCCCTGTGGTCGGGGCTTGACCGAGCAGACCGTATTCAAATTCTTCAACGCGAGTTTGCGCTCCTGCTACGGCACTGACCACGCCCGCCACAGACGCCATGCCCGTGGCTCCGATACCAAAGTCGTTGCCGACTGCGCGTTTTACGTTGAGGATACCCGTGGAGGCGTTGTTGGCTCCGATGGCGTTGTTGGAGCCGAAAGCACTACCGACAATCGTCATTGTGCCCGTAGAGGCGTTATTGGCACCAAGGGCACCAGCAACGCTTCCGCCTGTGGCGTTGCCCGTGATCGTCATTGTGCCCGTAGAGGCGTTATTGGCTCCGTTGGCCGTATTTGCGCCGCCGCCTACGACATTGCCTGTGATATTTATAGTGCCCGTAGAGCTGTTATTGGCTCCGTAGATGCCTGTTGCCGATCCAGCCGTCACATTGCCTGTAATATTTACAGTTCCCGTAGAGGCGTTATTAACACCGTGAGCAGCCGATGCCGATCCGCCCGTCACATTGCCTGTAATATTAAGTGTTCCCGTGGAACTATTTTCTAGTGCCCGACTATTTGCTCCGCTGCCAGAAGTGGCATCACCCACGAAAGATGCAGAATTGCCGACTGTTCCAGCATAAGTTACAGTTTGAGCGTTTGCTGTTCCAGCAAAAGCATCCGCCGTCAGCGTGATGCCATTTACTAAAGCAAATGATCCACCCGCCGTGGCGCTGTTGGAATTATCATTCCGCACCTCGCCCACCGTGGTTGAGACGTTGACCGTGATGGCAAAGTTGTTGGAGTGCAGCACATCGCTGCTCGTAAAACTAGACCACACATCCGCCGCCGAGCCTGCGGGCGTGGTGGCCCAGACATCGGTAGCATTAATATTGCCCGCTTTTCTGGCGAAATAGTTTGCCATGACTTACAACCCCTTGGCGGCGATGAAGGTTTGCAACGCGGTGGTGATGGCCGAGACGCAAGCGGCTTCGGCGGGGTCATTAACCTCCGAGAGATACCCGCGCAGGATGCCGATGGCATTGCTGTCGGCGGTGACGGTTTGGGCGAGAACGGCGTTGCCTTCTTCGTCGGTGGTCGCGGGCGCTATGCGCGTGGGGATAAGGCGCATCGCAATCGACGCATCGGGCGAGCCGTCTGCCTTGTATTTGCCCGTGATGGCGAGGTTGAGCGACCAGCGGTCGTAGGTCTGGCCGTCGATTGCGAGAGGATTGGTAGCGATCATAGTTTTGTTTGGTTAGTTGTTAAGCGTAAGATGCTGTCAGGCGATTAGCCCACTGGACGGCGGATGCGGTGAGCGTGGCGACGAAGCTGCCGCCCGCGTCAAACTCGCTGCGGCGGATTAGCCAGCTTGCGGTCGATTCGCTGGTGCCTGCGTCTGCGAGGCCCGTGTAGGTGTAAGGGCTGACGAAATCGCTGCGGACTTCTCCGCCGCCGACTCCTCCTGCCGCCGCCGCCCACTTCACGCCCAGCGTTTCCGCCGAATCGACTGTCAGCACATGGCCGTTCGTGCCGCCCACGGGGAGCCGCGCTACGGTGTCTGCTGCCGAAGCCACGATGAGGTCGCCTTTGGCGTCGAGGAGGGTTGCAGGGATGCCCGCGCTGACTGTGGAAGAAAGCTCCCCCGCCGAAAGGCTCAAGCCCGAGCCGATTGTGATCTCCTCGATGGCACCTGTGCTCGCGGTCGTGCGGCCTAAAATTCTTGCGGTGGCTTGGGTGAGGCCAGATGTGGTGATGGCTCCTTGGAGGGCGAGGGTGCCGCTCGCATTGGGCACTTGGTAAGTTTGCTCGCCTGTTAAAATATCTTCGCCAGCAATTATGCTTGCTGTGAAATCTTGATTATCTTTTAAGATGATGGCGGGCACGCTCTCAATTGATGTGGCACTTAATGCTCCGACTGTGAGACTATTGAACTGCGGGCTATCGTACGTATTCAACGACTGATCAAAAAGCTCATCCGCGCCTTCGGGGAGGTGACTTGCGGCATGAAGATTCGGGTCGCGGTCATCCGAAAGCCGCGCATCATTGCCCTCGCAAAAGCTCCCTGCCGCCGTGCCGAATGCCCCCGCCTCGACTACGCCGTTCGTGCCCGTTTTGAGCGGGAGGTTGGCGGTGGTGCCGACTTTTCCGTCGTTGGTTAGGTTGCCGTGGTTGTGGCTGGTTGGCGTGCGGGCGTCACTGACTTGGTCTGTATTTAGGAGCGTCCTTACACTACTAGCACTTAGGTCTTCGGGGTCGCCTGTGCCTGCGGTGGCCCGTCCTTTGATCGTGGCAGTCGCCATGTTGGCCAGCTTGGCGTTGGTGACCGCATCATTAGCTATCGTGGTCGCCCCGTCTCCGACACTGGTTACATCTCCACTATGATTGGGGTGGGCGTAGTTATTGGCGTTGGCCGCGATCCCGTCCAGCTTCGTTTTATCCGCACTGCTCATGCTACCAGCCGCCGAAGTAGTGGCCGCGCTGATGCTGATTGCGGGGGTTGCCCCACCAGAAGAAGCGATGGGGGCGGTTCCCGTGACGCTGGTTACGCCAGTCGCGGGGGCTGCTCCCCATTCGGGTGCAGTGGCTCCGCTGTTTACTTTGAGGATCTGTCCCGCCGTGCCGATTGGCAGGCGTTCGTTGACTAGCGCCCCGCGATAGAGGGTATCACCCTGATTAGTAAGGATAGACTCTCCTCCTCCTCCAGAAGTGCCATAGCGCGGAAGGATCTGCCATCCACGGGTCGCCCCCGTATAGATCATCGTGAAGTAGGCTCCCTCGACGTTACAGATAAGATTTTCTTCCAGACTTTCGATTCTTTGTCCGTTTCGGGAGATGGTCAGTGGATTAGTGTCGAAGGTCTCCGAGTAGTCGAAGATATCAATGGAATCACCAGCATTCGGGCTTGCGGGTAGCGTAAGAGTAAACGCCCCTCCTGAAGTATCGGCTGCGATGTTCTGCGAGTTAGAGAGCGTCTGAGGACTAGAGACTACCGTATAGTTAATATTTGCCTGCGGGCCGACTGGTCCCAACGGACCCCGCTCCACCACCTCAATAACCTCAATCTCCCTCTCTGTGATCTCAATGACCTCTTGGCTCATCGGGCGATCTCCTGATAGACTTTGGCCTTACCCGTGGCAAATGCGATATAGGTGTAGCCGAGGTAGAGTTCGATTTCGTAGACGTTGTCGCCTGCTGTGAGGTTTGCGGCCTGTGTGGCGGTGATTTCGATTTCGATGGTGCCCGCGCTTCCGCCCAATGTAATCCCGCTTCCAGAGGTCAATGTGAGCAAAGTAGCACTATCCTTGGCGCACTCACGGATGACCATGTTGGCCCCGTAGCCCGAAAGATTGACTGGGACATTAGACTTCCCCTTACAAGACTTGGTCAGATAACGAAACTTCGCCGTCCAAGTTTTTCCTTGGACGATATCAATATCCCTCTCAAGTCTCCAGTAGTTGGTCATTTGTAAACTGGTAGCCAGAATTGGTTGGTTCCAACACGAATCTCAATGAAGTCATTGATCTGGTTGCTGGTTGCGGGGTTTGAGTTGGTGTGGTTGGTGGAGAAGTCTACAAACCCATTAACCACAAGATTGGTGGTTGCCGTCACAGTGCCAGTAGCTGTCAGAGTTCCAGATGCCGTGACATTGGAGAAGGAGACGTTGTTAGTGGCTCCGAGTTCTATGGCATTGCGGAAATTGGCATTGTTGGTGTTGGTGAGGGCAGGGAGGGGGATGCCAAGATTGGTGCGGGTCTGCTCGACAATATTTTGTGAATCAATATCATCAAAAAATATTGCGGAACTAAAAACGATATTTGTTCCAGAACCAGCGTATAATTTTGCATTAATTTCTTCAAATTTTACAATTGCATTTTCTCCCAATCCCAAATTCGTCCTACTTGCCGCCGCATTGGCTGCTGCGTTGGTTCCCGAAAAATAGATAGGCTCAATGTAAGAGATATTGTCGGCCAATCTCCATGCTCCGCTGCGATACATCAATAGAACCGTTTCATCAAGCTGGTTGAGTGTGATTAGGTTGGTTGCCGCGCCCAATTGCCTAATGGCCGTCACTGCATTGGTTGAATTGGCAAGATGGGTAATAGTAGCTCTATCTCCTTCAAATGTGGTTGCAGGGTTCGTTGGTAACGTCACAATGTTCGTAACATTAGTTACTCCAACCGAAGGAGAAAGGCTGAACAAGAATAGGTTGCGGCTATTTGTGGCGGCATTTGTTGATGTTCCAGTAACGTTTGTCTGATATTGGACAGTTGTGGATATCGGGGCTACTGCCCAGAAATTGGTAGGGCTTACTACTTCTCCATTGGTATTGTATAAAACGGGATTGGTTCCGCTGCCATAGAGAGAGGTGTTGAATCCTGCCGTGTTGGTGTTGGTCAGCCAAGTTGCACCGAGGCCGAGGTTTGTACGAGTAGTCGCAATGTTGGCGCTTATCTCTGCTCCAATAAATGAAACAGGGCCACCCAAAATAAGGTTGCCAGATACTGTAGCATTTGAAGCGGTGGCTAATGATGTAGACACCTCAAATTGTGTAGAGAAAAATGAAGCAACATTGCTTCCACCAACGGCAACACCAATCCTTTCTGGCCCAGAGGTTGCGAAGAATCCACGATTTGCGGAACCAATAGCAAGGGCAGGATTTGTTGCGGTCCCGTTGGATAATGACAGGTTTGAAAATACAACAGAACCTTCACTACCAAGCCCGATATCCGTTCTGAAATTAGTTGAATTAATGTTGGTGAGGGCAGACCAGCCGAGACCAAGACCACTTCTTGCTGTTGCGGCGTTAGTGGCTCCAGTGCCTCCCTTGGCAATGGACACAGCGCCCGTGATACTCTCGGCTGTAAGATTCGTAAGCCCCGCCCCATTGCCGTTTATGCGAAGGAGGGTTGAAGGAAAATTTGTAAGATTAATGGCATTTCCATCTGTTGCCAAAGCGCCAATTGCAGTTCTAGCCGCTGCTGCGTTTGTGGCAATAAACACAGCATCGCCAACTATTGTGGAACCAAGATTCTGACGAGCATTGACTGCATTAGTCGCTCCTGTGCCGCCACTGGAAATAGCAAGCGTTCCCCCAATGTTGGTGAATGTGACTGTGGAGATATTAGATGCAGGAATAATTCCAACAAGATTTGTGGCCTGAAGGTTGCTCAATGCCCCGCCATTACCAGTCGCTAAATTGGAAAGCGTGGAAGAAGAGGGCTGAAATGCTGATACCGAACTGGTGGCCGCTGTCCCCAATCCAAGTCCCGTGCGAGCATTGGAAGCATCAGCACTCCAAAAGTTGGTGGGTTGGACTACGGCATTATTGGTTCCTACAAGAACGTTCCGAGTTTGCCCGAAGCCCGAAACAACCAAGGCTCCACTGATAATAAGTGAGAGAATATATTTCATTGTTACATTAGTCGTTTCCAAACTCGTTTTGTTCCAGTTTGGCTATCATAATCATTAGGACGGATAACAAATGGATCGTTTTCAGTGTCAGTTCCGTTGGTTAGTTGATAGATTGCTGGAACTCCACCGATGACAACAAATACCACAATACCCACCGCATAGGTTCCGCTAACGGTATTTAAAGAATCAAGGTCTGTCGCCGTTCCACCAGTAAGTCCCGTAATTGATGGCTCGACGCGAAGAATGTTAATACTTGGAGTGGTAATCGGAGATGAGGACACACCGATAACACTGCTGGATGGGATTGGGATACAGATCTTGCTCATTTAGCGGGTAACCTCTGGTGAAATGATAACATTACCTTGTAGGATTCGGGTTGTGATGGCCCCTGTTGTAAGCTCAAGGTCATATACGGCTTTATCACAGACCGAGAGTGACGCCGTGTCGGACGCCGAAATAAAAAGTCTAATAGATCCTGTAGTTTCATTCAAGACGATTCTACCATTGGTTGTAGACAATTCAAGAATTAGTGCCTTGGATTCGGGCTTTGACCTGATGTGCATCTTGGCTGTATAACCCGCAAGGTTGACGGGAGCCGAAGGTTCGCCCGTCTCATAGAATAAGGTCTGGTTAAAGGTGGCACCTTGAAATATACAGATGTCAGCTTCCGCAATCGGTAGTTGAGCCATAAATGGCAAATAGAATCTACCAATTCTTCTTTATAGTCAAGGCTTGTTTAAGTTTCTTGAAGGTTTCTTTATTAAGCCGTTTCTTTTCTTCTATCGCTTCCGATCCAGCCATGGCTCCAAAGACTTTACGGGCGACAAACAATCCTACGGCAAATGAGTCAAATAAGTCGGGGGACTTTCCTATCCGTTTTTTCATGTCGGTCTTGGACTCAATGATAATCTTTCTGGTTCGGCGCACATACTTCCTTTGGGTCATCTCCCATGCCAGATCGGGGCCAATGCCCTTGAGTTGTTCACATTCTAGGAAGTAGCGAGCGGCGAAGCACAGTTCGCTGGCCATGTTGTGGAACAATTCCTTGCCGACTTGGGGCTTTCCTGTAACTTCGTTCCTCATGGCATATTGGGCGCTCACGGGTAAATCTGATGCCGCTCCTGCAAAACTCACTGCATGCCAACCCTTTAGGAGTTCCCGTTCACCGATTGACCAGAAGATACCACCCGCCGAAGCGTCCACTCCCATCCATTGATTCGGTATTCCCAATTTGAGAGAGAGGTCGTGGATTTGCTGGATCATCTCGTATTGAAAATCTTCTTGAGATCCAGCCCTTCGGTTAAGGACATACTGTTTTTCGACGGCTATCGCCCATTTACCACTGATCAGCTTGCCATACTTGAGGTGGGTGAAGACAAACCTATCGCCCCCTTCTGTATAGCTTGGGTCGATTCCAGCAATATCTTTCGGGGTTCCATCCCAGATCGGCTTGTCTAACGCTCCATGGCGGGCCAAAAGGATATCAGAGACAATCGTAGAGTCATCAGCATCAGCAGGAGGCCAGAAGCCCCGAAACTTTCTCCAATACTGCGGATTTAGCTCTCCGAGTTCCTTTTTGGCCAATGCCACATCGTTAGGCTTGGGCAGGAATGGGTAGCGGAGTCCCTTTCCAGCATCGAACGACTGTTGGTTGGGGTTGTCTTTTTCAGAGTCAAATCGAATACAAACACCTTCAATACCAGCTACCCGTATCTTCCAGTTCGGGGTTTCCTCATCCACGCTCATCCATCCTTTGATAGGTTCACAGAACTTCCCGTGGGGGTCGAAGATGGAGGATGGGTTACCTGCGCCGACAATATATAGTTCTTGAGCGCCCTTGAATCCCCACACCGCCTGAGATATCACGGAAGGCGAACAGTCTTGTAACTCATCGATTATCAAAACGATACGACGATTCTTCTTACCTTGAAGTCGTTTCTGGGCGTCATCTTTGTATTCGTCGCCAGCCGCGAGGAGCATGATTGATGACGCATCACTTACCCCTGTTTCGGGATCGATAATAGCCCCCTCTTCATCCGATAGCTTGATGATATCCATGGATTCAATAAGCCTGCCAGAGGCCAGTCCCATGTTTCGGGCTTCGCGATACATCTTGACCAGTGCTGCCCAAATACGCTGCTTGGCGTCTATTTTGCTCGTAGAGACCACAATGCACATTGTATTGATCGGGTCGCAGAACCAGTTGACTAGCGCAAATGCCGCCATGCCGTAAGACTTGCCAGAGTCGGTGCCGCCCGCGAGACCCGTCACACTTCTGACAAATCGATTGCCCGTTACTTCGTCTACTTCGTGAACAGTGTTACAGAATGCCTGTGCAGCTAATTCCGCCCACCTGTGCCATTGGAAAGTGGGCCATATAGCTGAAACGATGTTTCGGTAATGACGGGCTTTTCCTAAACCTCCTTCTTCGGGCGTCAACCCTTGCAAGAATGCATCCATCTCAATACGGATCGGCGTAATCGCCTGTCCGTCTTTGGGTAGCCACAACCTCCCGTATTTCTCTACGCCTTGATCAACTGTTGCCATTTATGAAATTTATACTACACTAATCGCAATGGAGAAAAAGCGCAAGGTTGCAGAACGTGATTGGGACAGCCCCGAAAACCGCCTCAAAAAGCAGAATGCATTTCGTTTGTATGCCGCTGGACGAAAGATGCCAGAAGTCATGCAAGCCTTGGATACCAAGCACAAACCCACTCTTGAGAAGCTGATCTACAGCGAGAAGTGGGATGATTATGCGAAGGTCTGGCAGGAAAATCCCGAAGCAGAGAATCTCTATCCTTGGGATAGAGAACGTCCTGTAGCACTAGTAGTTCCTCCCGCCAAAATGGAGGAGATGGACAAGAAGCGCAGAATGGAGTGCATAAAGGGGTTTTCCATGTATTGTTCGGGGCGCACCCTGCGGGATATTGCCGAAGAACTGAAGGTTAGCGAATCCACAGTCTGCCTCTGGCGGGATACCCAGCGTTGGTTTCAGTGCAGGGAACGCCTAGTCAATGAGTCGGCCCCCGCCCCTTGGGAGGATGACGGAGTTCCCACTTTGATGTCGGAAATTACGGCTTCATTGGAAACTATGAAAAAATCGATCAAGTTTCTGACGGGTAAAGTCTTGGTTAAGGCCGCTGATGCCGCGCAAGATCTCGACGGCATGGAGGCTCTTGGGATGATGCGTAACATTAAACAGCTGGCCGAAGCTGCTGCAATCAACTTCTCTGAAGGGGTTAATGCCCAGAATGCCATCCAAATCAACATCGCCACCAAACTGGAATCTATGAAGATTCCCGAAGACTCAACCTATGAAGCGGAGCTTGTGGTTAATGAGTAGTCCAAGATTCTGCTATTCCCGTAAAACCAGTGTCCCGCCGCAAGGCTGGTGGGTTAAATGTCCAATTGTAAATGAACCCGTCCACGGTGGAGACTTTTGGGACATGGTTAATAATTGTGAAAAGCTTTTGGTTTCCAAAGGAATTACTCCGCCTACTGATTTTGTGTCACAAATAGAAAACAATCTTTGTGACAGAATGGCTGGCAACGAAAACTGTGTTCCTTGTTCTCAAGAAAAACAGAAGCTTGGATTTGGAGAAATTGTTCGCTGGGTTCGGGCCATGTATCAGTTTGCAGTCAATGGCAAGTTTGAGCTTGTCCCCCAAGAAGAGGCGGAGCGCCGAGCCAAGATCTGTGCCGCCTGCCCCCATCAAATAGCCACTTCTGGATGTTGGGGATGTAAGGGGATTGCTGGAATGCTTCCACATATTGCAGGAGCCAGAAAAACTTCCTATGACTTACAGCTTAAAGCTTGCGGGGTTTGCGGATGCTACAATGCTGTGAGCGTCCATCTACCCGTTGAGGTGCAGGGCGGGGAGAATCTGGATTTTCCCGATTTTTGCTGGAAGTTCAAGCAACCTCAAAGCGAGTAATCGCCTTGTTGAAGCTCATGTTGGCAACGCCTGTCGGGCCGTCACGATGCTTACCAACAATAAACTCCATGGTCGGATTTTGCTCATGGTCTTGAGCATCTTCGCTGTGAAGCATAATGACGATATCTGAATCCTGTTCGATTGCTCCAGATCCCTTTAGGTCTGAAAGGCTTGGGCGTCCACCACGCTTGTCGGGATCACGGTTAAGTTGAGCAAGCACCAAAACAGGAACCTTGAGGGTCTTGGCCAGATCCTTGATCCCACCGCTGATCTCTTCTACCTCGCACACGCGATTGTCTTTTCCGCGCTTGCTGTCACCTTTAACCAACTGCAAGTAGTCAATAATGACAAGGTCTAGTGGTGTCCGTTGGTGGGCGCGGCGGGCAACAGCTTTGAGATAGCCTATGGACTTTGCCGAGCTATCATCGCATATAATTTCCGATCCGTGGATTTCTTGGATAGAACGTGCCAGAGATTGTTTTTGATGCTGGGTAACACGACCAGAAAGGATGTCAGCCGCACCCACACGCGCCCGCGAGCGGATCATGCGTTCCATAAGTGCAACACTGGTCATCTCTAAAGAAAATATAAGCACCCGCTTTTTCTGGTTTAGTGCTACGTTTTCAGCAATCTGTAGTGCGCTTGCAGTCTTTCCTACTGCTGGTCTTGCCGCCAAAACAACCATGTCTCCTCCGCGCAATCCAAACATAAGGATGTCATCCAATGGTGTGATTCCTGTGCGGATACCGATACAGGGCTTGCCAGCAATGGTGGATTCGATGTTTTGGGCAGCGCGGTCTAGGGCGCTATTGATTGATAGTTTGTCTCCATCATCAATCTCGTAATCGGCCCGCATCACGGTTGTTTCCGACCAGTTCTTTAGTTCTTCAATCTTTAGCTCGCGGTCCCTCGCCTTGTGAACCATGTCATTGGCCAAGTATTCCAGCGACCTTCTGTAACGGGCTTCTTCCAGCTTGGGGTAGTAGCGTTTCCAGTTGTTGTGGGCTACACACGAAGTCGCAACTTCTGTAATCTTTTGTTCACCACCAATGATGTCGTATTCGTTGGCGGCTTCAATCTCTCCTTTGACATTGATGATGTCAGCCTGCATCCCCTTGGCGATACAGCGCATGATCGCCCGAAAGATGATCTTGTTCTCTTGAAGGTAGAAGTGATCCTCCTTAATGGATAGAAGGATCTCTCTTTGGTCCTCTGTTGGCGCATGGCAGAGGCAGGAGAGGAGTGCGGTTTCAGCCGAGGGTTCGTGAATGACTTCGTGCATAGTAAGCGTTAGACAGCCGATTGGGCTTTTCGTTCACGCTTTCTTTGCAAAATTTCCAGCATGGATTGCCTGCGGCGTTCGCGCTCTTGCTCCGAGATAACCCGTTTCTTTTTCGCCTTTTGTGACGATTTATTTTTGGGTTTCAGAGTAGATTCTGATTTTATCGCCACTTCTGGCGAATTATGCACCACTTCTGATGCTTTATCGCAAGCCGTCCCACTTTGTGCATCATTGTTGACGCTTTGTGGCATTGGAAACCCCTCTTGCGCCATCTTGTGGAGTGACCCATCTTTACATCCGTGGATGACCACGGCTTGGCTGGAGATGACTCTATCTGGGCAAGTGACTCCTTGGACAGCTTGGGCTTCGGGGTCTTCGGCATAGAAGACAATCTTCCCATCCTTCCACTGGTAGTTGACACTTTTCCAGTAGGTGCGGATCAGTGGGGTGTCGCGGCCAATGGCCATGAAGTTCCAGCGGCAACGAACATCCCATGGTTCGGGGATGGTGCCTGCGTTTTTGTAAGCCAAATTGTAGGTCGATAAGGACTGCGCGGAAGGACAAAAGTCCAAGAAATTGGGCGGGTAAACAGCACTACCCACAATCATCCTGTAGATATTCTTCCCATTGGTTGCCATTCCGCCTTCGTAGAGATGGCCCATAATTCCGACTTTTCTGTGGTATTCGGCGTCCAAGTCATCTACCCATCCCTCTTTCATCGGAACACAATCTGGCTCCCAAAAGTAAAACGGAGCATTGGTTGAATACATGGCAGCAGCCACATCACTAAACATCTGGTTTGGGCCAAGTGGCCAGCCATCAAATCCGTCTTGGGCGGTCAGGTGGTCAACTTCTGGAAAGCTTTTCTTGAGTTCGTGAATGACATCGGAAACACCAGATGTATCACTCTTGGTACATACTGTTGCCTTGTGGCGCATGTTAATTCCCATGGCAGTAATGGCCTTGGCGGACTCCATAGCCAGATCGGCGTCTCCGTTATGGTAGGCAAAGACAATATTCATTGTGCGTCGAAGTTAAGCGGCCAGCTAGGATGAATGGGATCTTCCAGACGAATGCGGACGTTGCGCTTTCCAGACCTCGTTAGCTGGTCGGCCTGAAGAGTTGCCTCTTCATGGGAAAGACCGAACCCGTGGAGTTCGACGGTTTTTTCTCCGTAACACACAATAAATGTTTTGGTTTTATCGCTCATTTTTTCTTTTTCTTTTTTTGGTCTGCTTGTTGGAGGTATTTGGTAAACTGTTCAGCGCATGTTCTGGCCATCTCGATTTCTGATTCTGGGTCAAAGAAGTAACCGCCACGTTCAGCGTACAACGCTTCCATTGGCATGGGGGTTCCTCGACGGAATCGTGGGCCAACCACGAATGGGGAGACGGAGTCTTCATTGATAACTGTTAATACTACTTTGAATCGGGCCATGGACTCCAATACTTAATCACACGCTCAAGTATATGTCCAATACCACTCCATCCATGGTGGGGATGGTAATGGCAGGCCCACCTCAATGGGGGGTTTGACTCGTCGTTTTTAATAAGGTAGATTCCCTCAGTATCGGGCTTTGTATCGTTGTAATCGTTCCAAGTGATCATAGTAGGTATGACAAGAAAAACTCCACTTCGTTCAAAAACTCCACTCAAAAGGTCGAATGGCCTCAAACGCAGCGGACGGTTGCGGAATGCATCCCCCAAGCGCCAGAGTGAATACAAGGAGTATGCAAAGGTAAAAAAAGCCTACTTGGCACTGCATCCCATGTGCGAGAAATGCAAGAAGGCGAAGAGTCAGGACATCCATCATAAGGCGGGCAGGGTTGGTCGCTACCTTTGTGACTACAGTCTGTTTGCCGCGCTTTGTCGAGCCTGCCATGACTTTATCCACCAGAATGGCAGAGAAGCCCGCAAGCAGGGCTGGATCATTGATACAATTCATGTTCTTCAAGATCCCGCTGCAAAAGTTCAATCTCCGAGCCAAAATCAGGCTCATACTCACGAATAAGCGGATTCCACACTTTATTGCGCGGGGCTGTCAGATTTCGCCAGTTATCAACAAGATTAAGCCAGCTAGTCTCCAGCGGGGCGTTCCATTCCTCCTCTGGGGGGAAATTCCAAGGATAGGGTCGCGGATAAGAAGCGCAACCACTTGCAATAAGTAGTGCTAATCCTATCCCTGCTCTTTGAAGTCGTAAAACCATAGTTCCTCCTCGCTTTCACTAACCCATCTGCTGCCTGTATGCTCGCAGCTAAACTCTTGGCTGAAAACCTTCCAGTTGGGCTTGGTTGGGAATTTTTTAGCGATAAACGATCCGCCGTCCATCCATAACACACGGTTGTTGGGTTGGATAAAATATTGCCCATCGCCCGCAAACACATGGCCGCATTTGTGGCCAGCAGCCATCTCCCCGTAGCCACTTGTGTAATGAGGCCCAAGGCACCAATCCAAGGTGAACATATACTTGGCCTCCTCAAGGGACTTGTTCTTGAGCATGATGTTTGCCGCCCGATTCTTGCAGTAGTCCAAGATGTTAACCGAACAGTAATAACTCATGGAATCCCAAAGTTGTATCCAATCCAGAGGGTAAAACGTCCCTCCAATTTCCTCAGTGTGGAGATAGTGGATCGGAACTCTGGCATGCTGGCTTCCGTATTCGGTCATCACGCTGAACAATCCACATCGTTGAGGGATGGAGGTGAAGGCAAATACTTCGACTAGTTGTCTTTCCCTGCTGACGCTGGGTTCCAAGTCATAAAAGAATCCCTCGTCTACGAAAGCAAAGAAGGTTGGGATGTTGACGTTGAGATAGTTGCTCATTGGTCGGCAATTTTGCGAAGGAGTCGCGTCTGCTCGCGCAGTTCGTAGAGTTGATTGTTCGCTGTAATCTCCGCACTCAAACGGGCGTTTGATTCGGCCAACTCCGCATTGATGCGGCGAAGGGTGGTAAGATACGGGCTTTCGGTGGGTTTGATGTCCACCGATCCTCTAATGACCTGTATCCGCCCCGAATTCAAATCATAGATCGTCCCATTAAAAGAACCGTCTTGTGCCTGAATATTGGCTGTTAGTAGTAATACTATTAGTAGTGGTTTCATAAAAAGATTGGAAGCGGGGTGGCGCAACTTCATTGGCCCCCCAGCCTTTGAAGCCTTCGCATTTGCATGCGGGTCTCCCCGCCTCCAAAAGTGTTCATACATACATAGACCATAGCCCCTTCGGGGCGTTCAATGTTTTTTTGAGCGTTTTTGAACTTGCCATGTCTGACCCTTTGTGAGAAGTTACAACAGTCTGATGTGAGAACCCAGACGATTGAGTATGAAACAAGAAATAACAATAAATATTAATCTGCCATTCAAGTGGCGGGGTGAGGGAGTAACTTGCTTGTTTCATTGTCGGGTTCTCAATCATCCCACGCCCCGTCATTTGAGTGGCAATTTTATTTATTGCTATGAAAAAGAATCAAACAGTCTATAAGCGGGTAACTAGGGGCGGATTTGTCCAGCTATCAAACGATCTCGTAAGAGATAAGAAGTTGTCATTCGGGGCGAGAGGTTTGCTGGCTATGGTGCTATCCAACGCCGATGAGTGGGTGGCAAATCGGGCTTACTTTGTAAACAACACCACAGACGGGGCCAACAGGGTCAAGACCTACTTTCGGGAATTGGAAAGTCTTGGCTATGTAAAGTATGAGCTTTCTGGCGGGGGTAAGGGAGGATTCTGCAATACTTGGACATTTTATGATGCGCCAGTTGCGGAAGATCAGCGTAGCAATCGCACAAATTGGCGCTCCTCTCTTTCCGTGGTCAAGGTTTCTAGCGCACGGGAAATTCCGTCCACGGGAAACCTCGACCACATTATAACACCAATATCCCAGAATACCAATATACAGAATACCATCTATGATACCGATAGTATTGTATCGGGTTATGGGGATGAGGAGGAGTATCAGGGAGAAATTCGGGGATTGTGGTAATCGGATGAAATCCCGAAATAATCCAATTAACGACCGAACCGATAAGCCGCGCAGCGCAAGGGTTCCGCGATGATAATGCAATCTCAATACCAAGCCTATCTACTTACTCCTTACTGGAGAGAGGTAAGCAGAGCCGTCAAGAAACGGGCAGGGTTCCGCTGCCAACTCTGCAACAGTCCGCTAGACCTACAAGCCCACCACCGAACCTACGAGCATAAGGGAGACGAACTAAACCATCTTGATGACTTGATTTGTCTCTGTAAAAAGTGTCACAAGAACTTCCATGCCGTGGAACGCGAGGAATCCCGCAAGTTTCAACGGAAGCTATCCCGACCAAAACCCGAACCTATGGCGGTCGATCCTGTTCCCCCCAGCAATCGGGATAAGGCCACATCCACCAGAGTTATCGACTCCAAGATTGTCGAAAGTCTTAAGGTTAAAGGTGGGATGACGGCAGCAACCCTCAAGGCTTTAGGAGTAAGTTGGAGCTTTACACGCCAACCTAACTGGCTATTCAAGCTGCGAGGCCGTGTCATTACTGAAGAGGCGTACCAACAAGCCTTGGCTGGCAAAAATGTCCGAGCCAAAAAAAGACGCCGTTAACCGCGAAAGGCGCGGAAACGAAAGTCTCCACGCCTCTCCAATATTAATATTTGACGAAGATTGAACACCAGCTAGGTTTGTAAGTCAACACATAATCTTATGATCGATACAACCATCCTACCTACTGAAATTCAAGAAAACCCCGAAATCACTATTGGCGAACTTGCCGAGAAACACGGAGTCAAATACGGAGCCATGGCGCAAGCCCTTCGCAAAAATGGGATTCGGGCCAAGCGCAAAAACACGACCAAGAGGCGTATGCATGGTGGTCGGGCCTTCAAGGTGCTGGGCTATCTTATGGCCAACCCCGAAATGAACTTCGCTGCCATTGCCGAGCAATTCAATTGCACCCGCGAGTATGTGAGCCAGATTGAGGCCATCGCCCGCCAAGAGGGAATCATGAAATGAACGTGGGACGAGTTTACTCCAACATCAACCCCGTCCATCCAGATGTGTTTGAGGTATTGCTACAGCAGAAAGAAAGGCAACTGGAGAAGGCCCGCCAAGCATTGATGATGTGCATTGCCCCCGACCCCGAAGCCGAAAGACTTAAAGAGGAAGTATTGCTTGAGCAATGAAAGAGAAACTTAAAGATATAGATCGCGAAACAATCAACCTTGTGATCTCCGTTTTCGTCCAAGAAGTGGAATACCGCGCCGAAGAAAAAATGCTAAAGACTGGCAAACTGGAAGGTTCGCATTACGCCGCCATGAAACAAGTAGCTGATGAGTGGAAGCAATGAAATACAGAATTCAAGAAGTAAAACAGGAGGCTTACTTTCGCTACTTAGATAAAAAATGGCAGGAAATTACTGTTTACTACCCTCAATACAAAAAATGGTTATTTTGGAAAAACTTTGAAGAAGTTGGTATCGGGCCTAAGTGGATCTACAAATACGCACCTTATTTTAGATATAAAGAAGATGCTGAAAAATACTTAAATGAAATCCCGAATCCATGAACGCCATCCCCGCAGGCTATGTAGAAACAAAGAAAGGAGTCTATGAGCGTATCGATGTTATAAAAAAGCGACTTCAGCACAAACTTGATATTGACAATCTTTCCAACGCTGGGCATAATCAAGTCATGGAATTATGGGAAAAATATCAAGAACTTGGAAGCGTCCACAAGGTCGGCAAGATTTACGGGGTGCGTGGACAAACTGTAAAAGACCGACTCAATAAAGCTGGATACAGACTAAACAACGCAAAGTGGACAGAAGAAGAAAAGCAAAAGGTAATAGATTATTACAAGAACACGCCAGCGAAAGACTTTTGCTTGCATGAATTAGCCAAGGGTATGGGCAGAACCCACGCATCTGTCGCAATAAAAGCCTCTAGGTATGGATGCTCCGATCCAAAAACAGCGCCTTGGACGTTTTCTGACGCACACAAGAAAAACTTGTCTATAGGCCAAAAGAAACGCTTTGAGATTGAGGGCGGCGAAAAAATGGTTAAACCGCTCAAAGAATACTTTGCCAGTGGTGGGAAAAATGGATTTCTTGGAAAAAGTCACGCAATTGAAGCCAGATTGGCGATGAGTGAACGAAGCAAAGAGTGGCACAAAAACAATCCACATCCTCGCGGCATGCTTGGAAAAAAACACACCCAAGAAGCAAAAGACAACATGTCAAAGAATCAAATGGGGAAAAAGGTTCCAAGAGAGCGAGTCATTCGCCAACTCAAAACAAGATTAAAAAGATACGGCAGCTTGACGCCATTGAAAGGTCGAGGAACATGGAGGGCTGCGTGGAGGGAGATTGGCGGAAAAAGAAAGTTTTACAGATCCCGCTGGGAGGCAAACTATGCCAGATATTTAGAGTTCCAGAAAAACCAAGGGCTTATCAAAGACTGGTCTCACGAACCAGAAACGTTTTGGTTTGAAGGCATTAAGCGCGGATGTGTCTCGTATCTTCCAGACTTCAAAGTAACCAACAATGATGGCTCTACTGAGTATCACGAAGTCAAAGGCTGGATGGACGCCGCAAGCAAAACCAAAATCAAAAGGATGGCGAAATACCATCCCAGCGTTGTTTTAAAAGTATTTGACGGAAAGTGGTATAGTAAAAATTCAAGAACCCTATCAAACATTATTGAAGGATGGGAAAATTAGGCGTAGTATGGGGCCAAATGAACCAGCGAGATTTTGATGCTGATCTAAAAGTCGCCTACGATGACACGGGTGTTCTGATGCCATTCCCAGAACAAGAAGAGGGCTTTTGCGACAATCCTATCAGAAGGTTGTTTGAACAAGTTGAAGAAGAAGATGTCCAAGAAGACTAATGGATCAAGCAACGATCAACTTTTTGGGGCGGGCCATCCTCAAATATCGAAAGTTTAAATTAACTTTCGTTCCCCAAAAATATCTCATCACGGGCAAGGCCACCTCTGTCGGCTGGGCGGATGACAAAGAGCTTCGCATCGCCACAAAGCGCCCCGTATCCACATGGCTAGATGTCTTTGTCCATGAGACTTGCCATCTCGACCAGCAGACCCAAAGACCCAAGTGGCACAAAAATAAAGAAGACGCTCTTGGCAAGGTGGACGAATGGTTGGCTGGCAAGCGGGTAGACTATGTGGACAAGTATATTCGTCTTGTTATTGAACTGGAGTGGGATTGTGAGATGAGGTCCGTCCGCAAGATTGCCCGCAACAAGCTTCCAGTAAATCTCAAGGAATATGCCCAGATGGCCAACGCCTATATCTTGGGCTACCATTGGATGTTCAACAATCGCAAGTGGTGTAAGAAGAGCTACGAGACCACAAGGATCTGGACGCAGATGCCCGAAAAAATCATCCCCCTAAAGACCGCATTATTTCCCCCTAGCAAGCTTACCGATCCGTACTATGATTGATCTAATGAACAACGGGCTTAATGGCAAAGAATATGTCCCATGCCCTTCATGTAGCCAACTTGAAGAGATCAAGCAACTACTCTCCGAATATCAAACATTTGAAGGAGAAAGCCCGATTATCTCAATTGATCTACTAATTTCGGAAGTCAAGATGTGGAGATCTAAAGATAGCTATGAGCGCAAGCTGAAATCCACCATGATTGCCAACATGGTGAAGAAACTGGAAAACCAAGGATTTGAAGTTGATGGCAACAATTAACATTAAGTGGCAGGGGCGATTTATCAAGTTGGCCGAAGAGGTGTCCACATGGAGCAAAGATCCTTCGTCACAAGTTGGAGCGGTTATTGTCCGACCAGACCGAACCATAGCATCCATAGGATTTAATGGCTTCCCTCGCGGAGTGGATGATGGCAATCACCGAATCACCAATAGGGAGGTTAAGTTGCTCTACACAATCCACGCCGAAATGAACGCCATCTTGTCGGCCAAAGAACCACTTAAAGACTATTCTATTTTTGTATGGCCCTTCCAGCCCTGCGCCCATTGTGCGTCATCAATTATCCAAGCTGGGATAAAAGAGGTTTACTGCCCATTCAACGCCCATTTGGATAGTTATGAACGCTGGGCCAATTCCTTCAAAGCCGCTCTACAAATGTTTGATGAGGCGGGGGTTAGTGTTATTTTCTCTTGACATCCAGACAATCCACATCTTTATTGTTCTCCATGAGCAACCAATTGGCTAGGGTATTTGAATGGATAACTGGCTGGAGGGAATATTCGGACTTTGAAAAAGACCAAGAAGGCTATATCACCACTGAACGGGTGGGAGAATTCGGATCAGCAATGTTTCTGTGGAGGGTTGACAAAGAGCCAGTCCACCTCGACCATATGTACATGGACGGAGACATCTTCGTCCGCTTTAGCGAAAATTATCAAACCAACTTATGAGCGAACAAACTGAACAAACTGCCAGCCCGCTGGCCCCCGATAGCCTCCAAGAACGTGTAGACAAGGCATACATTGCCAAGGGCTATACACTTCTCAACGGAGGAACGGACAACATCCTGATGATTCAGGGTGAGAAAAACGAGGCTACTGCCGATATCCTGATGACCTTTGAAGGGGCCAAGGAAATGGTTGAGCAGCTTGCGCCCGAAACACAACCCAAAGAAGAAGAAAAATGACCAGTATTTGGCTGATCGGGGCGGTGGGAATATGTTACGGAATCGTTGCTCTAGAGCAGGCAATTCGCGGAAACATCGCCCTATCAGTCATTTGGGGAGGATATTGTTTCTCCCAATGGGGATTACTTTGGGTAACGCTTTACGGAACTAAGTAATTCTGGTATAATTCCAGCTTCGTTCTTTTACAGAAAGGAGGTGGAAAGGAATTGAATCACTACTACACTAATGGATTCGGCATTGTCTACGGGCCTTATGGTGGAATTGGCTACGCCCCGTGTCCCAAAACGAAACAGGATAAACCCAACTGTTTCGGGTTGTGCCGCTGGTTTGCGTATCTTTTTCTGTAGACAACGGGTTCAAACTACAGAAATAAATGGGGGGAGGCACTAGCCTCCTCCCTATCTTTTTTATGGAAGCACTAACAACGATACTATGTATCTTTGCCCTGACGTTCTGGGCAAACATGAAAACAACAGGCAAGTTTTTGGATAAAGACCTATGATCGACTATCTCTTGGCTTACGGGCTTTGGATTGTTTTGGCATTGGTCGGTCTAAAAATTCTCAAGGATGTTATCAACCCGCGATGAATCCTGTAGTCCTAGCCATCTCAATTATCTTCTCACTATTCTTCTGGGTCTTTACTTTCTATGGCATCTACTCATTCTTCTACTGGTAACAAGCTAGAGAATTGGATCAAGGCCCGCTTTGCCAACGAGTGTGATGTTATGAATATTCTTCAGGAATGCGGAGTGGTGAGCGATAATTGCTTGTGGGCCAAGGATGTGGGCAACGATGGCGAGGCCATGATGTGGGCTGCGAAAAACTTTGAACATCTTAAACGCCAAGCTGTCTAACGCATCAATGAACACATGCTATGAGGTCGGGCAGCGCGCTGAACAACGCTTTGCTGAACTGCTAACCAATCCTCATTTCTCCACACCAGAGCAGGATATGGAAGAACATTGGGATGTGGAATCAGACGGAAAAAGGTATGATGTTAAGGCGATGAAGAAGTGGAGGCGGGATGACCCCGAACCCACAGATCGCATGCACTATGTGGAGCTACGCAATGTCCACGGGGAACTTGGTTGGCTCTATGGAGAAGCCGACTACATCGTCTTTGAAACACGTTCCTATTGGATTGTGGTCAAACGCCGAACCCTCATGCCATTTATCGAAGGGATGACAGAAAATAGTGAACAAAGCTTGAAGCCCACTGTCTATAGACTTTACCAGAGAACTGGTAGAAAAGATCTGATGACCGTAGTTCCCACCGTGGATCTGCTGGCCATTAGTGAAGAGATAATAAAAAAATAAACTATATGAATAACCAACAAAAAGACAATTCGGGAGCTTTGTTCCCGAACAAAAGTGATAACCCCAAAGCCCCCACCCACAAGGGTAAGGTCATGATCAATGGTGTGAACCTTGATGTGGCGGGCTGGAAACAGAAGTCCCAAAAGGGAGTGGACTACATCAGC